CGAATATTCAAGCGTTCACGCGGCAACATTTCCAATGCACTTGCCCGAGTTTGTTATTGGTAAATTGATGGATAAAAGCGAGGCGGTTGTTGATTGTTTTATTGGAACTGGAACAACAATGGTAGCCGCGCACCAACTAAAAAGAAAGTGCTACGGAATGGAATTAGACCCGAAGTATTGCCAAGTTATAATAGACCGAATGAAGAAACTCGACCCGACTTTGAGCGTTAAGATAAACGGTAACGAGTACGTCAAAACAGAAGAGTAACAGAATGAGCAAAGAAGATTTGATACCATTTAAGAAAGGGCAAAGTGGAAACCCGAAAGGACGACCGAAGAAGATAGAGACGGTACTAAAGGAACACTTCCTTGAGGAGCACAACCTTAAACTATCCAAGTCGCAGACTCAGGACATTATCAAGAACATACTCGGAAAGACCCGTAGCGAATTGGTCGAACTGGCAAAGAATGACGAACTACCGTTTTGGATTGCGCTAATTGCGAACAAGGCTCAACGAGACTTCAAGAAAGGTTCGATTCATATTTTGGACGTTCTCTTTGACCGGGTTTATGGTAAGCCAAAAGAGGAGGTGGAGCAAACGGTGAACGGTGGAAAGCCTGAGAAGATAGAAGTAGTAATTCGTAGACCGAATGAAAATTGAGGGAACTGGAGTATTTGACGACCTTTGGAAAGCCATTAATGATAAATCCATTCGGGGAATTGTGTTGGAGGGTGGAAGCCGTTCAAGCAAAACGTGGAGTATCTGCCAAGCACTCCTCTTACTTGGTACGCAAGAGCCGAAGAGATTCGCGATTGCAAGGTGGCGAAGGACGTGGATTAAACCGACGGTACTCGACACGTTTAAGAAGGTCTTTGCAAGTGTTGAAAGCTGGAACGAGGAAGCGTTTAACAAGAGTGAATTAACTTACCAGCATTACGGTAGTTCCTTTGAGTTCTACGGCTTAGATTCACCGCAGAAGCTACACGGAATCGAGACGGACTTCTTTTGGCTTAACGAGGCTATTGAGACAAGCAAGGACGACTTCGACCAACTGGAGCAAAGGTGTAAGGGTAAATGGATATTAGACTATAACCCGTCAACGGATGAACATTGGATTTACGACAACGTACTCAAACGAGACGATGTTGTTTTGATTCATTCCACGATGCTAGACAATACGTTCTTAGACCAGCACATCCGAGACAAGATAAATAGCTATGAGCCAACGCCTGAGAACCAAGCAAGGGGCACGGCAGACGAATACAAATGGAAAGTCTACGGATTAGGAGAAAGGTCAAGAAGAGAAGGCGCCATCTACGAGAACTGGACAGAGACTAAAGACTGGCCGACCGGGTACAAGTGGCGTGCATTTGGCCTTGACTTCGGTTTTACGAATGACCCGTCCGCGCTTGTGGAGGTTGTATATCAAGAGGGTAAGCTATGGGTTCGAGAACTACTTTACGAAACGGGGCTAACGAATGCAGACATAGCTAGAAGGTGCGGACTGCAAAGGTCGGACGAGATTATAGCGGACTCAGCAGAACCAAAGTCTATTGAAGAGATACGAAGAAGCGGCTTCAGAATAAGACCAGTAACCAAAGGCGCAGATTCTATTCGGTCGGGCATTGACAAGCTAAAGAGCGTTCAGATAATGGTTCATCAAGACTCGGTGAATGTTATCCGGGAACTAAGAAACTACGCTTGGAAACGAGATTACAAAACCAACCAAGTAACCAATCAAGCGGAGGACGACAACAACCACGCACTCGATGCCTTGAGGTACGTGGCAATGGAGAAGCTGAAGGCGAACGCTGGGAAGTATTCAATACGCTAAGACACAAAATAACCAATTCGCTATTTATAAACAGATGAAGATTGAATTACCTAACAGTTGGGAAGGCGTAACGATTGAGCAGTTCCAAGCCTTGCAGAAGATACTCGCAGAAAAAGGAGACGAGTACGCTACCAACGTGGCTATCATTAGCATAATGTCAGGCGTTCCAGTTGATGAGATAGAAACATACTCTTTAAAGACTTACGCTAAGTGTATGCGAACGCTATCCTTTCTATCCGAGCAACTGCTAGGACAAGTTCAGAAGGTTGTGGAATTTGGAGGGCTTAGATACGATGTTATCACAGACGTTTATAAGTTGAACGGAGGTCAGTATATCACCTTGATGCACTTGATGAAAGACCCGGACAAGGTTATCGACCAGCTTAACGAAATTATGGCGGTGTTCTTAGTGCCTAAAAAGAAAGACTTGGTATGGTTGGAAGAAACAACCTTACGATTCGGAGAAGCACAAGGAAGTAGCGGATGCAATGCTTCAAGCACCGATGACAATTGTTCAGCCTTTGTCCGCTTTTTTTTTGAGCAGTTATCTAATGTCCGCAAAACATATACTGGAATCTTCGGTGCGGAAAGCGGAGAAGATAAAGAAACAAGCGGAGCGAAAGTTGAGACGTTTGAAACAAAATACGGCTGGTTAAACGTGGTTAACAACCTATCAAATAACGATGCAACAAAGTGGGGTTATTTCTTTGCGCTTCCTTTACGGGAGTTCTTAAACCTTATCTCATTTCAGAAAGCAAAACAGTCTCACGAATACCACCAACAAAAACAGAATGGCGTTCGATAAACTTATAGATGCCCTTAACAAAATGCGAGGGCAGTATGTCAAAGAACTGACGGACTCGTTAACTAAAAAGAACCTTATTTCTTCAGGTAAGTTAGGGGAGTCTTTGAAGATTAACGTGCAGCCAAAAGTTAAAGTGTTTGGGCAAGTCTACCGTATGCAGATTAATATGGCAGACTACGGGGAGAACGTGGACGAAGGACGAAAGCCGGGCAAAGGTTTGCCAGTCGGAGTTATAGAGGGGTGGCTTAGATACCCTAACACCTTACAGAAGGTAACGGGGCAAGACAAGCACTATCAGACTACGAGCGTAATCTTTGGCGTTTGTTATAAACCGAAGCATCAAAAAGAAAGGAATCAAACCGAAGAACTGGATTCAACCAGCAGTCGATAAAGCGGGCAAGAATATTGTCGGAGTAATTGAAGCGGCAATAGCTGAAGATATTGAAATCACATTTGAAGAAATAAAGAAACTAATCGAAACGTAATGGCGATTTTTCTAACCCAAAACGGAGAACCGAGCGAGTTTGGACTTGCTTACAACGATAACACTTACGTTATCAAGACAACGAACTACACGCCAACGGTACGGTTCAAAATTTCAATGCTTCCTGAGACTTACCCAGTTGAACCAGCTATTGGAACGGTTCGGGTTTACCCAACAAGAGCCGATGACGGTGGAACGGTTTACCTTGACAGATGTTTCTTTGACCCGTCTCGCTTTATCCAGTCTTACGTTGAGGGCAATGCACGTATTGAAGGAGCAAGCCATAACGGATTCTACACCAATAACAAGACACACAAGGAGTATTTTCTATTTATCCAAGAGGAGGACAAGAACTCGCAAGGCGTTTACGTTGGGGGCGATTCAATATTTACCAAATTAAAGAGCGTTTGGAATGGAGTACGTAACGAAATAGAATGGCTCGACTTTGACTATACGAACTACATTATTAACACCACCTCCACAACTAAGAAATTCTTAACCGATTCTCCTCGAACAATAAGAATAGACTCAGCGCAAAGCTACCAGCTTTCGTTTATAGTCAACGAGAGGTTTGGAGCAAATCAGTACAATATAAAAGCGTATTCAGGTTATAACGGCACGGGTTCGCTTGTTGCTGACGGAGTAGTAACGAATAACATAGCCGCAAATCAAGACTGGTCGAGTAGGTATTTCAGAATACCCGTAGGAACTTATGACATCGGAAACATCGACCCGACACTATACACCGACTCACTACTCGGAACAACACCTTCAACGGCTCTAGCTAATGCGGCAAGCTACACGATACACTTAGAGGACAACACGAACGCTCAGACAAGCGAGAAGGTTACGTTTAACATCAACGAAACTTGCACCAAGTACAACGAAGTCCGGGTTCACTTCCTTAACCGTTTGGGAGGCTATGATGCTTTCAATTTTTATTTAAAGTCAATCCATCAAACCGACATTAAAAAGGACAAGTACGACCAGCAACACCACGATTGGAACGGCTTTCGTTATGACTACTCTAAGAAGTCAAGAGGCACAACGGATTACAACGTATCGCTCAAGAAGAAACTAACGGTTAACACGGATTATTTAAGCGAAGAGGAAAGCGTTTGGATGGAAGATTTAATAACGTCTCCAAGTGCCTACATCGAGGAGAACAACGAACTGATTGCGGTTAACCTTGATGCTCGAAGAATCCAACGAAAGACAAGCCTTAACGATAAGCTGATGCAGTACACTTTCGAATTAAGCTACTCAATTAAAAACAGAAGGCAACGTGGTTGATGTTAGGATTGAAGGCAGAAGATTAGATGTATTTGAGGGCTTTGACTTCTCATTCAATTACGGTGTTGCTGACATTCGTAACCCTGAGAAACGGTCAACCGAATATAGTAAGACAATCAAGTGTCCAGCTACGAAGAACAACGATGCACTCTTTGGGCATATATACGATGTTAACATAAGCAATAACTACGATGCTAACACTAGCAACATTAGCGTTAATTTTAACCCTAATAAGAAAGCTGAAGCGCGAGTAATAGCGGACGGAGTGGAGGTAATGGCTGGGGTTGTTCAGTTAAGAAAGGTTATCCAAAAGGGACACGCTTATACTTACGAGATTGTATTTATTGGTAAACTCCTTAACATCTTCTCGGTACTTGGAGACAAAGAACTAAATGGAGTAGACGACAACCTAGACAAGTACCTAGACCTTTCTGCATACAACCATACGTTAGACCACCAAACGCAAGTTGATAGTTGGACTGCACCATACGGAATTGGCTACGTTTACCCGATGATTGATTGGGGCGTTGGGGCTGAGTATGATACAACAGGGAAAAGGATTTACAAGATAGAGTCGTTACGCCCTGCCGTGTATGTTAAGACGATATTTGATTCAATCTTTTCATTTGCAGGGTTTACCTATTCAAGCACGTTCTTGGATGGCGCTGTTTTTGAGCGTTTAATTGTTCCGTTTGCAAAGACGTTTCCACTATCAGAAGCCCAAGCAGAAGCAAGAAAGTTCAAGGCTGTTAAGAACTTAGTTAGCCTTCAGCAAATGCACAGAAACCCAAGTATTAACCCTGATACTTTTGGTAATGAAGCAACGTATTTCCAAAACAATGGCATCATGCCAAAACTTTGTTTTGAAGATGATGCAGCAAACGGATTTGACAATAACAATCAATATGCAATTGTTTCTACACCTTCGACTTTAGTTGGTCAGGCTAACAACTACACTTTCATTTGCCAACAGTCAGAAAGGAATGACATTTTCAGGACTTCGGTAGACTTCAGATTAACCAAAAACAACTCAATAGGAAACAACTTTTATCAAGGCACGTTAGAAATTGTTAAAGAAGATACTTCAGGTAATATTGAAGTCATGGGCTCTACCGCTTGGAGTTGGGATTTAAACGCTATTGCTATTGGCACTTCAGCAACTCAGACGATAAACGTAGAAGCGGAAGTAAACACGGTTTTTGGTGAACAGGTTTATGTCAGGATTGACGCTTCGGGATTTCCAACTACGGCAGGTTATGACGGTAATTGGATAGACCCAACAGTCAAACTTGCGTTTTGGGCTGAAGGGGGATTCTTTGAAAACGAGCCAATAGTTAGTCAGATATTTGAAGGTGACGAAGTAACGATAAGTGAAAACTTACCCGACGTAAAAATGTCGGAGTTTTTAACGTCTATTTTTAAGATGTTTAACTTATATGTTGAAGTAGACCCGGACAACGAGAACAATCTGCTTATTGAAACGCGTGATACATTCTACGCTAACGGTGGAATCAAAGATTGGACATACAAACTTGCAAGGGACAAAGATATAGCACTCGAACCGCTTGGCGTTCTAACCGACCGCGAATACATCTACACCTATTCAGAAGATGGAGACTATCTTAACGAACGATACCAAAATAATAGAGGACACGCTTACGGAAGGGCAAGGGTTGAGGTAGACAACGACTTTGTAAAAAGTTCTAAAGAGGTAGAGATTGTGTTCAGTCCTTCGCCATTGAGTAACGACAACCCAAGCAACAGGGTAATTCCTGCTATTTGGGATGCTGATATTGAGGAAGGCGTAAAACCAACAGATTCTAATATCCGTATTTTATACTATGGCGGATTATTAACGAGCAATCCAAGCTGGACACATAGGCAAATATTGCCTGCCGTTGATTATGATAATACAACCTATCCGTATGCAGGACATTGGGATGACCCTACTAACCCAACGTTAGACCTGCATTTTAGTTTACCGTTGGAATTATACTACCAAGCGAACACATACCTTCCGCAAGTAATAGTTACCAATGCAGGGCTTTTTAATCTCTACCACCGTAACTACATCAACGAGGTAACGGACAAAGACAGTAAGGTAATGACTGCGCTCTTTTAC